CTATTATTTTATAACATGGCTGACCAAACCAGTTGTGATCTCTTGCTGGAGCAGGAACGCTTCGATGAGGCTAAAGAGTGTTATTATACGCTTTTTAAGCCAATTATCGAAGTTGTTGCTGTGTCTGTCCCTTTGTGGCAGCAAATCATGCGAGGGGTAGGTTTGGGGGATTTTCCCCAAACTATCACCGAGTTATATCGGTGGAGTTTGGTGAATTGGCACATCATTGTCATTGGCTTTTTGGTCGTACATAGGGTTGGAGTTATCATGGCTCCCTTAATCCAAAAGTGGGACTCTTTTGTCAAGAGAATTATGTTGTCAATTCTGAGCTGGTTATCAGGACCAGAAGTCAGGCCGGTCGGGGACTTAGTTCCGCAAGTGGTTGAAGGCGACGTTAAGGTTGATCCCACTGGGAACCCTTACGTGTTAGTAAGCATTGGCGGAAAGGATGTCCATGTCCAAATACCAGAGAAATCTCTGTTGGTGCGCCGAACAACTAGTAATTTGGAGTCACAGCGCTTCGATGAAATGTTGATAGTAGGTTCTCCTATGGATATAGTAAATGGTATTCCACCTGGCTTGGGTTCAGTACGTGTTCGAAACCAAGTCATTGGTATGTATTCACGAATTAAAGTAGGGAATACTACCCTGTTAGCGACGGCTGCCCATGTTGCTCGTCAAATGTACGATATACCGTGCACTGAGATTGAGCATAATGGTAAGGCAGTAAGCCTTGATGTATCGTGGCCTATTTTCGCCATTAGTCATACGCTTGATTTTTGTTTTATTGAAGTTCCGGAGGTGGTCTGGAGCTCTTTAGGTATCAAGAGTCTAGCGTTGGGTATTCCTGCCCCAAGTGGTGTTGTATCGACCTATGGTTACAACGAGGTTGGCGAGTTGGCAGTTTCTGATGGAAGGGCATCCAGTGTGGATAGTTTCTTTTATTATCATTCTGCTTCTACCCGCCCATCGTGGTCAGGGACTCCTTTGATGTCTGCCGGAAAAGTAGTAGGAATGCACGTCAAGTCAGCACCTGCGAAACACAAAAATGTTGCAGTTCTCTTCCAGAGGGTTGTTATTCCGACGGTGGAATATGATACTCGAAGGAAGGTGATGCAGCAGTTGCGGTCTACGGATCGTGAGTGGCGCAAGCGGGCTGACGTGTATTATCCTGCTTCTAACCGTTGGACAGTTCTTGGTGTAGATCACACTGACTTCGCTGTCATCGAGACTTACGATAGGGACTTTGAAGAGGATCTGTCTTTCCTCGATGAAGAGCCCTTTAGCCTATTCGATGCTGATGCAAAAGATAAGCGTAAGTGGTATGATGAGAACGCTGGAGCTGAGATTACCGGTGGAAGCGATACTCAGTTAACAAGGCCGGATTTTCGGATGAGCCCTCAGGACTTGCCGAGTTTCCGCACCTTGAGTGGCTCTATGGCCTCGGAAACTACGAATGGGAACTCGGGGAAGACTACCCCTGTGCGACAGGTGAAACACTCCAATACGTTGGAAAAGGAGGAGTCATCTTCGGAAGTCAATTCCGTAAGAAAGAGTCCACCTGGATCACCCAAGCTAAAGAGGACCCGGCAGTTGTCAGTAGAGTCCCAGGGCTCGCTGAGTGGGAATGGCCTGAGCGAGGTGGAGACGCCGAGTTCAAGTCCCTCCTCCTCCAAAACGGAAGACATCGTTGCGTCCCTAGACCCAGAACTTTTCAAGCAAGTTTTGATCAAATGCTTGAACGATATCCTCAAACCACAGTCCCAAGAGGGATTAGTAGTTTCGCAGAAGAAACGAAAGACCTCAAAGGGCAAGGTGAAGAACTCGGAGTCGAGTTCTACATCGAACACGCAGTAAACCAAGCCGCGTCTCCCGGAGTACCACTAGCAGTGTTGGCTAAAACCAATAGAAAACTGTTATCCGAGAGACGTGACAAGGTGGTTCGGTGTGTGGTTGAAAGGATGCGGCTTCTGTCAAAATTTGAAGTTTGTCAGTTGAAAGGCATGAGTTCAGAACAGCTTGTTCAGGGAGGGTTTTGTGATGTGGTGAGGTTGTTCGTGAAGAATGAACCGCACTCAAAGAAGAAGATAGAAGAAGGGCGATTGAGGTTGATATCTAGTGTTTCACTGGTTGATAACCTCGTGGAGAGAATTCTTTTCAGTAGGCAAAACTCGGAAGAGATTAGCCAATGGGAGAATATTCCCTCGAAACCCGGACTCGGTTTAGATGAAGACGAGCAGCTGCAAGCGATTTACAAGTCCGTGGAGAAATCACTCAACGCAAGGAAGTTGGCGGAGAGTGATGTAACCGGATGGGACTGGTCCGTACAGGATTGGGAGTTAGAACGCGATGCAGAGGCACGTGTAAGGTTATCCGGAGCGGCAACAAACAGTACGTTTGCTCGTCTAGTAAGGAATCGTATGTTTTGTCTAAGTCGAAAGGTCTTTTATTTGAGTGATGGACGAATGTTTGCCCAAAGGTATGATGGCGTCATGGCTAGTGGGTCCTATGTAACGGGCTCGTCAAACTCGCGTATGCGTGTGATGGCAGCTTATGATGTCGGTAGTCCTTTTGCCATTGCGATAGGAGATGACAGCTTGGAGGATTACGTAGTAGATGCAGAAGTTAAGTATGCGCGAAACGGACATCCTTTAAAGGCTTATTCTTTGTGTAAGAATGGCTTTGAGTTTTGTTCACATAGGTTTACCTCTAGTACGGATGCTAAACCAGTCAATTGGAGTAAGTCACTCTATCGACTGTTAAGCAGAGTCAGGAATGAGGAAGAAATAAACCAATTTGTACATTTCTTAAGGAAAGACAGGGAGTCCTTGGAGATTTCTAGGTGGGTCGCTCAAAGGGTGGGGTGGGGCCCTATAAAACTACGAAAGTAAGATATATGGCCGGCAAGAAGAAGGCTGGCAACAAAACGTCTGGAGCGCTAGTCAGGCAAGTACAATCCGCTGTTGATTCGGCCGTAGCCAAGTTGCAGTCAAGCGGAAGTGGAACGTCGAAGAAGCGTAACAAGCGCAAGAGTGCTGATGCTGTAGTAGCTGTTGGAATGGGCAGTGTCACAGTAAATCAGGCCACGTTTAATGGATCTTCTAATTGTACCATACGTAATACTGAATATGTTACGGATGTTACATGGGATGGATCCTCTACGGGACCAGTTTATAGCTGTGATATTAACCCTGCTGCACCAACTTTTGCTTGGCTAAGCAGAATCGCAGGCTGCTATGAGATGTTTCGGGTTAAAAGCTTGAGTTTCAAGTTTACCCCTACTTGTAGTTCACAGACTGCAGGTGTGATCGTAATGGCGTATGACTACGATTCTAGTGATGCAGCTCCGACTGCGAAACAGCAAATTAGTGCTTTTGGTGGATCCAAGCGAGGTAATGTATGGAATGCGCTGGAGGCAAAGATACAGGCTACCGGGGGTTGGAGATATGTTGGCCAGATTACTGGTTCGACCATTAATCCAACTGGGACTGATATCAAACTGTATGACGTGGCAAAATTCTACGTAGCGCTCTACAATATGTCGAGTGCTGCTACGGTTGGCGATTTGTCTGTCTCTTATGAGATAGAGTTCGCCAAACCGGAGTGGAATGCTGTGCTGCCGTCGTTGTCAGAATTGGTTAAGCCACTCGGTAGTACTGTGTCAGAACCTGCTGGAACGGGTTTCTCCGTATACACAGGTAGTTTGCCTGTAACCATGTCCAAAGTTACTTCAGGAGGCACTTTTGGTATTAAGATTGAATTCCCAAAGCCTGGTGCCTTTCTGTTGAATCTTTTGGATGTGTTGCAGCATCCTAGTACTGCCACTTCTGCATATTCGAGTGTGGAGTATTATCCCTCTAAGAGCTTTGTTGGCCCAGGTACTGTAATTTCGCCTTTGGCGGGATTTACAAGTGCTTGGGTTAATCCAAGCGCGGATTATTATGACATGTGGGATTACGCTGTAAGTGTGATCGCAGGTTCATATTTAATCTTTTGGGTTGTGCCCACTCTTTCGAAATTTCAGTTGAGGGAGTTGAGGATCGCCTCGTATGCCACTTTACAGTAAGTTGGATACTGGTTGTCATCTGGATTACACCCTGCTTAAGACGAGTAAAATTGTGAGAAGTCTTTCACCTCACTTTAGTCGAAAGGAAAGGTGACTATCATGGGGTAGTGCCGAGTGCGTGTACGCCACATGTGTGGGATTGACCGTTCCACCACGGGTTAGAAGGTTGAGGTTTCCCACCTTGTTGTTGCTATTGTAGCAGGAAGGTGGGTTTTTATCTCGGGTTTTCTTATACATGCTCTTAGCCCTCTGGAGAAATGCCAGAAAATAAGAACAATAGAGCCAATTTTGGGTTGCGACTTATGGGAATACCACATATTGTGGAGCTCATAGGTTACTATCTCGCGGAGAGCTTGTGGACCCTGGAGATGGATATCTACAATTGGTCGCAAGTAGTCTGTAGACAGAGGCCTAACGAGGAGAGCTGTGCCCTAGTACACAATGTATCACACTTGTGGGATTCTAGGTTTGCCGGTGAAACCCTCCAAGGGTGGATTGATGCTGCAGGTGCCCTTGTAATCCGTGAGATGGGCATGTCACGACTGGCTAATGACGAACTTGCCTACCTTTTTGAGGCAGACTTGTTTGCCAATTTCAGTTGGATGAGTCCGTCCTTAATTTGCTCGCAAGTTGGGGGGGGGTATGATTGTGAACAGTACCGTAGGTATGAAGATGTCTTAGTAAGGACTCTTGGTCGTCTCGGTTATGACCATGATAGTTTCATGAAAAGATTTCCTTATTACCGAAGACATGATCCTAGGTTTGTTCCCCTTGAGAGAGGAGATATTCCAGTTTTAAGTCTTCAATGGTAATTAATAGCACCATACCAGCCTTC